CAAGGTACTTGGAACGCATCTACTAATACGCCTACATTAACTTCTAGTGCTGGTACGACAAACGGCTTCTATATTGTTTCTGTTGCGGGTAGTACTACTCTAAACGGCACTTCTAATTGGGGTGTTGGCGATTGGGCTATTTTTAATGGATCAATTTGGCAACGAGTTGAAGGCGGCTCTTCTGGTAATTTTGTTGATTTATCTGCAAGCGGAACAGTCACTCTTTCTGGATTAACTGCTTCTACTGCTTTGGCATTGGATGCAAGCAAGAACATCGTTTCTGTCACCAATACGGGTACTGGCAACAATGTGTTGGCTACTTCACCTACATTGGTAACTCCTGTTCTTGGAACACCAACATCAGGAGACTTTAGTACTGGCACATTTACTTGGCCTACTTTCAACCAGAATACGACAGGTACTGCATCTAATGTTACTGGCACTGTTGCTATCGCCAATGGCGGTACAGGCGAGACAACACGACAAGCCGCAATGGATGCACTAGCGGGCGCTGTTACCAGTGGTTCATATTTGCGGGGCAATGGTACTGATGTTGTGATGAACACAATTCAAGCAGCAGATGTTCCTACGCTTAATCAGAACACTACTGGTACTGCATCTAATGTTACAGGAACAGTTGCAATTGCTAATGGTGGTACTGGCCAAACATCCTACACAAATGGTCAATTGCTTATTGGTAACACCACAGGCAACACGCTGACCAAAGCGACATTGACTCAGGGTACAGGCATAACTATTACCAATGGTAATGGTGCAATTACGATTGCGGCTAGTGGTGCTGGCGATGTTGTTGGCCCTGCATCTGCAACTGCTAACGGCATTGCTTTGTTTGATGGCACAACAGGTAAGTTGATTAAAGACTCAGCCGCATCTGATGGTTTGATTTATGGTTTAACAGTAGGCCGTGGTGCAGGTGCAGTGGCTACCAATACTGTGGTGGGTGCTAGTGCTTTGGTGGGTTCAAATACTGGTGGCAACAACACTGTTGTCGGTAGTCAGGCACTGCTGTCAAATACTTCTGGTAATGGCGCAACTGCTATCGGTCGTAACTCGATGCAAACTAATAGCACAGGCACTGATAGCACTGCGGTTGGTCGTAATTCATTGTTTAGCAATACAACTGGCTCAAACAATGTAGCGATTGGTAAAGATGCGCTTCTGTCCAACACCACAGCATCTAACAACACTGCTGTAGGTTATCAGGCGGGGTATAGCAATACTACTGCAGGGGATAATACTAATTTAGGTTATCAGGCTGGGTATGCCACTACAACAGGCATTAACAATACTTTTGTTGGCGCTGGTGCTGGGTCTGGAAATACAACTGGTCTTGCAAACGCATTCTTTGGAAGAGGTGCGGGTAGTGGCGTTACTACTGGTACACGCAACACTATTATTGGTGGCTACAACGGCAACCAAGGTGGCCTAGACATTCGCACAGCAAGCAACCACATCGTGCTGTCTGATGGGGATGGGAATCCACGGGGTATCTTTGATAGCTCTGGTAACTTCTTGGTGGGGGCTACGAGTTTAGTTTCAGCGGGAAAGATTGAGATTGCTACTTCTGCGGCAACAAATCAAGGTTTAAACATTAAAGACACATCAGGTTCAAATAACCTTACATATTGTGCATTTTTTAACTCGTCAGGCACTGTTGCTGGAACAATTACACATACTGGCTCAACAACTGTTGCCTATAACACCTCATCTGATTACCGCTTAAAAGAAAACATTGCACCAATGACGGGTGCTTTAAATACTGTTGCTCAACTAAAACCTGTCACATACAAGTGGAAAGAAGACCAAACGGCTGGTCAAGGTTTTATTGCCCACGAATTACAAGCGGTTGTTCCAGATTGCGTAACAGGCGCAAAGGATGCCGTAGATGAAGATGGAAAGCCAGTCTATCAAGGCATTGATGTTTCATTCTTGGTGGCTACATTGACTGCCGCCATCCAAGAACTTAAAGCAGAATTTGACGCTTACAAAGCATCACACCCATAAGGACTAATATGATTGAACTAACACTTGAACAACAAATTGCCAAGCACTACTCTGCCGCAATGGACAGCGTAAACCTAATCAATGGTGGCAAACCAGAGGATATGACTGATGCTGATTGGGCTGATTGCCTATCACGCAACAAAGAACACTTGGTCATAATGTTGGCTAAAGACTTTTGGACAACAGAAGATTTATCTCCATTAGAGGCCGCATCAGCATGACTCCTGATCTCCAAAAGTACTATGAAGATAGGTTTGATCTATTCTCCCAACAGGGATGGATTGACCTAATGGAAGATATTGATGTAATGTTAGAAGCAGTTAATAATGTATCTACCATTGCAGACGAAAAAAGTTTACAATTTCGCAAAGGCGAGATTTCTATCCTGACTTGGCTAAAAACACTTAAAAGTGTCAGCGAACGAGCATACGAGGATTTGAATGAAAAGAATGTATGAATTTGCTTGCGAATGCGGGCAATGCACTGAGGCTTTGGTAGTTTATGAGACTACTGAAATTCAGTGTAAATGTGGTGGGATTGCTCACCGCATAATAAGCGCACCTAACTTCAATTTAGAAGGTTGGTCTGGTCATTTTCCGTCCTCTTATGGACGGTTTGAGGCTAAACACATTGATAAATTGAATGCAGAGCGCAAAGCCAACTCATAAGCGAAAGCCGAGTTGATTATCCTACAACCATTTTGGCAGGAACAAAAATATGCTGATTGATAATGAAAAAGAGCCGCTAGGCGAACTCGAAGTAGAAGAGTCTAAAACTGAACTTCCTGAGAAATACAGGGCAAAAAGTCTAGAAGAGATAGTACGGATGCACCAAGAGGCTGAAAAGCTCATTGGTAAGCAAGCCCAAGAGGTTGGCGAAGTCCGTAAATTGGCTGATGAGTTGCTAAAGCAAAACCTTGGATCAAAACAACAGCAAGTTGAGGAAGAACCTGAAGTTGACTTTTTTGAGAATCCTCAGAAAGCAGTTCAAAATACGATTGATAGACATCCTGATGTTCTCGCGGCCAGACAAGCTGGTCAAGATTTCAAAAGGATGCAAATTCAACAGAAGTTAGCGCAAGATCATCCTGATTACTCACAAGTAGTCAATGATTCTGAGTTCCAAAACTGGGTGAAATCATCACCTGTACGCTTGGGACTCTACGCAAAGGCTGATGGTGATTTTGACTATGATTCGGCTAATGAATTGTTGTCTACCTTCAAACAATTGCGTGGTATTAAAGCTAAAGAGTCTGAACAAGCGGGTAACGCACAGAGGACAAAGAGCATGAAAGCCGCACAAGTTGATGTAGGTGGATCTGGAGAAAGTTCAAAGAGAGTCTATCGAAGGAGTGACCTCATTCGTCTCAAGATGACTGATCCTTCTAGATATGAAGCATTGAGTGATGAAATCATGCAAGCATATTCCGAAGGTCGTGTTCGATAATTTAACTTAGGAAATTTAATCATGGCTAATACCGCATTTTCCCCCACAAATAGTGTAACCACTACCTCCGCAGCTAACTTCATTCCAGAAATTTGGAGTGATGAAATTGTTGCCGCCTATAAAAAGAACCTCGTTTTGGCTAACATAGTCAAGAAGATGTCTTTCAAAGGCAAAAAGGGTGACAATATCAACATCCCTAGCCCCGCTCGTGGCAATGCTTCTTTGAAGGCCGCTACTGATGCCGTTACTCTGATTGCAGAGAGCGACACTCAGATTCAAGTGTCGATCAACAAGCACTATGAATACTCACGTTTGATCGAAGACATCGTCGAAGTTCAAGCTCTGACATCACTGCGTTCTTTCTACACAGAAGACGCTGGTTATGCCTTGGCTAAACGCATCGACACTGACTTGGTTCAATTAGGTCGTGCATTCAATGGCGCTACTGTCGGTACTAACGACTATGCTACTAGCAACACATCCACCAAAGCCTTTGTTGGTTCTGATGGCACTACTGCTTACAACAGCACATCTTCAAACGCAGCCGCTTTGACCGATGCCGCTATTCGTCGCACTATCCAACGTCTTGATGACAACGATGTTCCTATGGACGGTCGTTTCTTCTTGATCCCACCCTCAAGCCGTAACACGCTGATGGGTTTGGCTCGTTACACTGAGCAAGCATTCGTCGGCAATGGCGATGCAATCCGCAACGGTGAAATTGGTCAGCTTTATGGTATGGCTGTTTTTGCTTCCTCTAACGCTGATACTGGCGCTGGTAACTCTACCACTGACCGTATTTGCTTGATGGGTCACAAAGACTCCATGGTGTTGGTTGAGCAGTTGGGCATCCGTTCACAGACTCAGTACAAGCAAGAGTACCTCGGTACATTGTTTACTGCTGATACTTTGTATGGTGTCAAGGCTCTCCGTACTAACGCCACTAGCACTGCTGCTGATGCTTCAGCCGCCTTTGCTTTGGCAGTTCCAGCCTAATTGCAGTTGCGCCCCCTGCCTTCGTGGTGGGGGGACTTTTTTAACTTAATTAGGAGAATTTATTATGGCAGCAGCAACAGCAGTCACATCCCGCAGGGGTAATGACCAGTTCCGTGGTCTTTTTACAGACACTTGGGACGTTATTTGTACTCTCGATAGCGCATCAGTAGCCACTACTGCTACCGCTACAGATACAGTTACAGTTCCAGGCGTTGCACTAGGTGATATGG